TAAAACACTACTATAAAACGTTTCTTCTGCCTCATACCCTGGATGTAATGGACATTTAATATCTAGACACTGCTTCCCGTTTTTATCTACAGGTATTCCTGAATCATCGTATCCAACAGGAGGACTTCCATTCCAATAGTAATTACCCTCATCTTCATCCATACCTTGTGTAACAAATATCAAAGGCCCGTACTTGTATTTTTCCATTTACCCCTCTGTAAAATTTTTTTCGTTTCGATAAAAGACCGATTTAGACTTCAAGTCTAGTATAGTACTCCCTTTAAGGGATGTCAAGAGAAGACCTGAAATTTACAAATTTCCCTGGTCAAGGCCGTGAAGAGGTGCGCTACGCGACAGATCAAAGTCAAGTCCTACTAACCGCCCTACCTATGGCCCCGCCGCGTCGTAACCTATTGTTTTTATTACATAAATCAGGTCTAAACTTTTTTATAAGTCATTGATTTCATTGCATTCTTTTTTCATTTTTTTCTTGTCTGGGGGTTGACTTATAGGGTTGCAATACTTATATTAGATACATAAGGAGATAACGACATGACACTCACTGGCTACATTCTTATCAAGGCTTTCTTTGCCTTTCAATGCCTCGGCGGTTTTCTGCTGATGATTTTCGGCGCGGCTCTTATTGAGTCGCCTGACCTTGCCACCGCTATCGTTGGCGCAATTCTAGCTTGCGTTGGTATTGCAAGCTTCATCATGTTTGGCGTATTGCTCGCCGGAAAGGACGACTAAAATGACTTATCAAGTTTACACTGCTGGAAAAATCTGGCACGCTCCCAAGTTTCAGGCTCTGCGGTCTGATGGTTATGGCGTAAACGCACGTTGGATTGATCTTGACGATAATTGCGATATCGTTCAGAATCGCAAGGATTTGCTTTGGCAGCTTTGTTTTGAAGATGTTCGCGACTGCGACTTTGTCTTGCTCTACTGCGAGGATATGTCTGAAGAACAACGCGGCGCGTTGGTCGAGATAGGCATGGCTTACGGTTTTGACAAGCCAGTCTATGCGGTTGGCACTTGCAAGACAATCCAGCCAAATAAGATATCTGACGTTGCGTTTACCCATTACGCTCGGTTCCATTGGCTTCCGACTGCTGACCTACAGCAGGGCATGGATATGGCAATCGCAGCCCACAATCGCGCAACACAAATCATGCAGGAGATTGCATAATGCCTTACATCCCACAAGATCGTCGCGCTGATGTTCTCGCAGAAATGCGGGAACACGGCACCCACTGGACACCGAAAAATGCCGGTGATCTCAACTTTGCTGTCACCTGTTTTATCGACAACTTTATTTTCGAGAATGGTTGCCGCTATGCAAATCTAAATGAGATGATCGGCGCGCTTGAATGTTGCAAGCTTGAACTCTACCGCAGACTGGCGGCACCCTATGAGGATCAAGTTTTAGAAGCCAACGGCGATGCCTATGTCGTTGTCCCTCAACGGGAATCAGAATACTAAGAGACAGCCGCCGCAAGGCGGCTTTTTCTTAATGTTTTCAAAGACTTAGCGCGCCAGCTGGCCCCGCGCGGGCTAAGTCATTGATTTCATTGGGTTTTTCAGGACTTTTTTTTCGAAAAAAAATGCTAACTCATTGATTTTAAAGGAAAAGAAAATGCAAAAAAATGTCTCTGACCCCTTGCAATTTAGGGTGACAATACCTATATTATAGATATCAAGTTAACCACTAGCCATTAGGAGATATGACACATGGCAAAATCTGTAAACTACACCCCCGAGCTTACCGCTTCCATCATTGACCAATATCAGGCAGGCGTTGATGTCGCAGATATCGCGGCTTCAATCGAGAAATCGGTTCGCTCGGTTCGTTCTAAGCTCGTTCGCGAGGGCGTCTATGTTGCCGCACCGAAGGCGACTGCTCGCAAGTCTGATGAGCCGACTAAAAAAGAATTGCTCAATGAGCTTGAAGCGGTCGCGCCTTTCGCGGTTGATGGGTTCATGGGCGCAACCAAGGATGCGATCAATGAAATGCTCACATATTTCAAAGCGCACTAAATCGCGCAACCCAATCGCACGCAATCTGGGGGCGCATCGCCCTCAGGTTGTCCGTTCGCGCAAAAACTACAGCCGAAAAGGAAAATCAAAATGGCGACTAAAATAATTCGTTCAAAAAAATCGTTCGCAAGTTTGAGCAATGCCCGCGCATTCTCTGGGCTACATAAGCGCGGCAATATGTCGCAGGAGAAAGAAACCCCGAAAAAGCCTTTAAAAACAAAGGCTTAGGGCGCCTCCGGCCCCGGCCGAGCTAACTGTTTGATTTTATTGACTTTTATGCTCCTAAAAATGTTCTCTATGCGACTGCGAATCACCCAAATCCGACACACAAATTTTCCAATTCTGACCAGAATCACAGGCTGATTTATCCAATCCTTTCAATGACTTACGAAAGCGCTTGACCACTGGTCACCGATTTGCTATAAATAATTATCAATAGAAAAAAGGACTACATAATGACTATCAAAAATATCTCAATCTTTGACCTAGACGGCACGATTATTGACAGCTCTCATCGGCAAGCCACCTTGCCTGATGGCACGTTAAATCTGGCTCACTGGTTTGAAAACGCTACGCCCGAAAAGATTTTCGAGGACAAGGTTCTGCCACTGGCTGATCAAATCCGCAAGCGTGTCCATGCTGGCGATTTTGTTCTGGTCTGCACGGCTCGGACAATGCAAGATGCTGATTTTGAGTTTCTGATGAATGCGGGCATTTGCCCTGATAAAATCATCTCCCGTCCAGCTGGAAATTTTGAAGCTGATGGAACGCTGAAAGCGAAACAGCTTAACTCGTTTTTGTCGCTCAAGCAATTCCGCAAGGCGTCAAAGGTCATGTTTGATGATGCCGCTTCGGTTCGGTCATCACTCCGCAAAATCGGGATTGCGGTTATTCATCCCGACAAAATAGCAGAAAGGGTTGCATAATGTTTTGGCACTTCTTGGAAATTATCCGCACGGTTATCCCCTGCGTGATTCTGGTTATTCAAATTATGATGCTCACTGGATGGAGTTTATGATGCTCGGATTTTTTGGGACTGTTTTTGTTGTCTCACAGATGGCACTGCTGGCTTTTAATCAACCGCCAGAATTTGCTATGACTGTTGGATTGTTCGCGGCTGTCTGTTGGATTTTCCACGCTATCAAAAATCGTGATAACTGGCTAATGGGGGTCAATGTCTGCGTTTTTGGGTTCGCTCTGTTTGGTTTAATTGTCAATTAAGGCAATTAAATCAAGCACTTACGGGCGGCGCGGCCCCGGCGGGCGTAACCCATTGATTTTATTAGGTTTTTCCGTTGCAAAAATGTCACACTATGAAGAAAAAGCGAAAAAAAATACAAAAAAGACATTTTAGGGGTTGATATATAGGGCTAGAAGGCTTATATATATAAGACAACAAACAAACGAGGTTGACATGACTATTCAGAAAAATGCTTACATCGTAATGGACACCGAGACATCCGCGCACAATGGTTTGGTTTTTGATTTTGGCTGGACTACGGTTGACAAGCGCGGCAACGTGCTTGGCAAGGGCGACTTGAATTTCCTTGACGTTATCGTTAAGGAAAAGCCTTACTATGTCCACAAAATTGGGGCATACGCCAAGCGTCAGCGCAAGGGTGTCCACAAGGTGACTTCGTTCAAGATTGGCGCGCGTCTTTTCAATATGCACATCGCGCATCTGAAGGCGGCAGGTTTTCGCGTTATTCTCTGCGCCTATAATGCTGGCTTTGATTGTCGCGTTTTGGGCAACACTGCCAAAACTATGACAGGCGGCAAGTTTCTCCGCCATGAGGTTGAGCTTCTTGACATATGGGGCAACTGGGCAATCTCTGCACCAAAATGCTACACCGCGCCCAAAACTGCCAGCGGTCGGTTTTACAGCACATCGGCTGAAAACGTGTTTCGCTTCGAGAGCCAACAGCCGGACTTCATCGAGGCTCACACTGCCTACGAGGACACCACTATTGAGGCGCAAATTTTACAGCGTATCATCAAGCGCAAAAAGCGCATCAAGATAGTCAAATCGCCGCGTGATTTTGACCAAGCGATTTGGGAAAAATTCGAAATTCAGGAGGGCTAAAAAATGCTGAAAAAAATCCTCATCGGGCTTTATCTTGCTTATTCCGCGTCAACCGATACGATTATTATCGGGTCTGCTATCTACTACTTTTTCATCCGCTAGGAGGGATTTAACATGGCTAAAAAATTCGAAACTCATGGGCTTGAAGGTTGTGACGACTGCCAATGGATTGCCAGCGAGACAGATGGGGACATCCTCATCTGTCCAGAATGTGACCATGACGTTCATGACGGGCAACCCGATTGGGCGCAGGAATGGCATGACTTTGACCCTGATTGTTAAAAAAAGGGGCGCAAGCCTCTTTTTTTTGCTTGACGGATTAATGCTGCAAAAACAAAGACTTACAGGCGCGGGGGCCGTAATACGCGTTTTACTGAATGATTACAAAGACTTACGGCGTTTTTAAAGTGTGGCGGCCCCGCCGAAGGCGTTTTTGTCAATGATTTCAATGCTTTATGGCGTGTTTTTAAACCAAGAAAATTAAATGAATTCAAGGGGTTAGCCGTGTCAATAGCAAACTTAGCGGGCGTTCTTAATGTGACCGCCTGGGCAAGAGTGCGCTCCAGCGCCAGTACAAATGCGACGGTGTCAAGTAAAAAATCAACGTAAATTGTCGCAGATGTGCAAAATAATTAATAGTCTGCGCGTAGCGCCAGTAGTAGTTCGACGATTGTCAAGTAAAAAGTGAATTCAACTGCTGAAAAATTATTTCACGAGTCAAAGTCTCTTTTCGCTTGCTCTCTGCTGAAAATTAGCGTATATTCTTTTTATAGAATGAAAACAGAGAGGAGTCAGGAATGACACAAGTAAACTACAGCGCAGAGATGACCGCTAAAATCGTCTCCGACTATCAGAACGGCGTAGACGTTGCTGATATTGCCGCATCCGTCGAGAAGAGCATCCGTTCAGTACGGTCTAAGCTCGTGCGGGAAGGTGTGTACGTTGCGAAGCCAAAGGCAGCAACCAAGCAGGTTCAAGGTCCAACTAAGAAGGAACTTCTGAACGACCTTGAGGCTACTGGCTTTGAAGTCCAAGGCTTCGAGGGGGCAACGAAAGATGCGATCCAGCGTCTGATTGCACACTTCGGCAACTAAGACACTCGAAAGAGTGTTAGAGAGGCAGGGTTTCGGCTCTGCCTCTTTTTTTATGAACAAAAACAAGCACTTAGATCATAAAAAATGTGCTGTGCACCACTGCGCCAGTGCAAAAGTGAAGTAAAAAGTCGATTTACGTGCTAGCAAGTGTGCAAATAAAGTAAAAGTCTGTAGTCTAGTCTTAAAAAAGGGTAGACCCCTCCCCACCCTGGTATTATAACACATAAAAACAGCTCTGCGCAAGGCTGCACTGGCTCCCTACGGTCGCCATGCTGCAAAAAAGTGCATAAATATCGTGTTTTAGCCAAGAAATAGCAAGAAAACAGTATAAAATAGAAGAATTTCGTAGAAATGCAGCCAGAATAAGTACAAATACGTAGTATTTTAGTGTGGGAAAAAAATGAGAAAAAGCTTGGAGAGAGGCCTCGTTTGGCAGCCCAAGCGAACTCCGTTCGCGAGGTTGAAGCATAGCTTTGTGAAGGTGGGGGAGCAGGTCTGTCACTTCGTGACATAACCTACTGTAAGACGCACGCTTCGCGTGACATTGAAATAGCTGTTATATCTATAGAGTAT